CCTGGGGCGCTTTGTGGCTTGCGCTCTTTGCTGCCTTCGCCTGTGCGCTAAGGGCCAGGCAAAGCTGGATGTAACTCTTGAGCTCCCCTGCGTGCAAGCCGTTATTCTTGTTCCCTTCGGGGCTCCTAAACTGGAAAAGTCTGAACTCGACGGTCCCCTTCATGAAGGTCGCGTGCAGGTTAAGCATATGGTAGCGGCTGTCGTTGTAGTACCTCTCGCGCCCGTAGGTCGCGTTGTTCTCTGTGTACCAGATGTCTGCAAGGTCCTGCATGGTCTGGGGCTTTTTCCGGTTGAGCTCTGTGAGGAAGTCTCTGTTGACCGTTCTGCAGTAGCGGCTGATCCTACTCTGGTCGATCCGGATCGCGCTGGTAAGAAGTCCCTCGTGGCTTGCCATCAGGTTAGCGAGGTTTCGAAGGCTCTTTGCGTCGTGGCCGGCGGCTCCGATGTGGATGTGGACTCCGCACATGTGATCCGGGTCGCTCTTGGCTCCTTTGCGGCGGAGGGTCCGAACAAGCTCCTGCAGGCTTTCGATGTCGCTGTAGGTGAGGATAGGCGTTACCATCTCGCATTTTTCTTCGTCAGTGCGTGCCCGGATGCTCGAGTCTCTCTGGAATTTCCATTCTCTTCCCTGGGTGTCGTAGGTGCTCCAGGTCTGGTAGCCGTTTCTTCCCGCTGTGTACTCGTATCTGCCGGTTCCGAAGAATGTGGCTGCGACCCTCGCTGCCTTCTGTCTTGTGATGTCGTACATCTCGATCTCAACTCCGATGGTCTGCGCTTTCATGGCCTCGATCTGTGCTCTGGTGGTTTCCTTCATGGTATGTGCTCCTTTCTGGGTAGGTGTGTTTTCTTTCGGTAGTGTATTAATCACTCTTTTCCACACTTATATCCAGTTAATTCGGAGCGTAAAACTCACAAAGATCGAAGCAGCTGGCTGTATATTTTATGCCTCATCTCCGCTCTTCTTGCCGTCCCTGAAGGCGGCGGAGCCGAAAAGGTTCTGCAGCAGGATCTTGCGATCCTTCTTGTATTCGGCGCCGATAAAGCCAAGCCTGAGGAGGAAGCACCGGAAGGCGTATTTCTCATTTTCTACTTCCTTCGCTGTCGCAGTGATCCGTTTAGACTCCTTGCTCATCCGGCAAAGGGCTGCAATGAAGTTTGTGTAGGCCATTGTGCTTTCCGGATCGACCTCGGTGAACCAGGGGAACGCCACCCTGTCCTCTTTCATTTCGATCCGGATGTCGCTTATGCCGAGCGCCTTCTTGATCAGGTCTCCTTTGGCGTCGAGGAGCTTCATAAGGTTTCCGACGTTTACCTTGTCGAAGGGGATCTCAACCGTAAGGCCGATCGGCTCGCTCTCTGTGGTAGGCTCCTTAGCCGGAACCTCGAAGTTCTCGACCAGGCCTTCGTCTGCCAGGATCCTGAGCGGCTGCAGGTCAGCACCTTCCGCCATTGTTATTGTGCCGTCCTTCTCAATGATGTAGGCGCCAACTTCGTATGCACATCGGGGAACCCTTGTGTAACGTGCCTTTGCTCCGGTGATCTCAGCGAGTCTTGCTACTGCGGCTTTTCTGTTGTCAGTTGAAAGTCTAATGTTCATCATGGTGTTTTCCTCCTCTATGTGCTCGGGAGCCTATTCCCTCCGGGTAGTGTATTAATCACTCTACCCGGGAGAATTAGCAACACACATTTGTACCAACGATGCAGAAGAATAACTGTGCGATATTCACATCACTCTTCGATCTCTTTGACCAAGTCCTTATAAAGGATTTTCTCTCCGTCACGGATCACATAGACTCCGTCCGAATCACCCGTATCCTCTACGTATCTCCGCAGGATTACAGATGCATACTTCTCATCCAGCTCCATCATGTAGCAGATTCGCTTCGTCTGCTCGCAGGCCATCATAGTGGATCCACTTCCGCCAAAGGTGTCAAGCACGATCGCATTCTCCTGGGTGCTGTTGCAAATCGGATACCCGAGAAGGTCCAGGGGCTTCGACGTAGGATGATTTTTATTCCGTTTAGGCTTATCGAAGTTCCAGATTGTGGTCTGCTTCCTATCTGAAAACCACTTGTGCTTTCCATTTTTCAAAAAGCCGTACAAGACCGGTTCATGCTGCCACTGATAATCGCTCCGGCCAAGGACCAAAGAATTTTTGACCCAGATGCAGCAGCCGGCCAAATGGAATCCGGCATCAATAAAGGCCTTCCGGAAGTTCAGTCCTTCTGTATCCGCATGGAACACATAGGCAGCGCCTCCCTTCTCAAGATTGTCTGCCATATTTTTGAAAGCCCTATACAAGAACTGATAAAAATCATCCCCTTTAATACTGTCGTTTTCGATCGTAAGTCCATCAGGACTCTTGAAGGAGACTCCATAGGGTGGATCCGTACATATGAGATTTGCTTTCTTCCCATCCATGAGGAAAGTAACATCAGCGCCATCCGTCGCATCGCCGCACATCAGTCTGTGCCTCCCCACTTGCCAGATATCTCCGCGCTGCACAAACGTCGCTTTTTCCAATGCCTCAGAAAGATCGAAGTTGTCATCCTCAACTTCATTTCCGTTGCCATCAGAAAACAGGTCCGCCAGCTCCTTCTCATCAAAGCCAGTTAGTCCGATGTCGAAGGCTTCCGCCTGCAGCGCTTCAATCTCAATACGCAGAAGCTCTTCATCCCAACCAGCATCTAGCGCCATTCGGTTATCTGCCAGGATATATGCTTTCTTCTGCGCCTCGGTGAGGTGATCCGCCAGCACACAGGGAACCTCATCAAGACCTTCCGCCTTTGCTGCTTCAAGTCTGCCGTGACCAGCGATCACGCCATAGTCCTTATCAATGATCACCGGATTGATAAAGCCAAATTCCCGTAAAGAAGCCCGAAGCTTTGCGATCTGCTCCGGGCTGTGTGTTCTTGCATTATTGATATATGGCACCAGCTTGTCGATGGGCACCATTTTCATCTGTGAGGTCATCTTTGTAACCATGCCATCCTCCTTAATAGAGCCCCCATTCAGCGAACTTTTCAAAACCGCCAAGGCTCTCAATATACTCTCTGGCTTCCTCCACAATCTCTGAATAAGGAATTCCGTCAATCGTCTCGTCCCCGATCGCGCAGCAAAGCTCCACGACCTTGCCAGTTCTCTGCGCCTTAAGGAAAGCATAGATATTCACAGAGACATCCGCCTTTGACAAATCCTTGCCATGAAGGCCACCACCAGTCACAGAGTCTGCCATGTCACTTCCGAGCTTTCTGTTCGTGGCACCGGTATCTACGTCTGTGCCGCCGCTCCAGTCTCCCAGCGGATTCACATCTGCCACTATGTACATTTTCTGTAGATCTACACTTTTCGCATGGCTCTGACAGATGACCATTCGATGTGGACCAAGTATGTACTTTCCGTCATAAGGATACTTTCTATAGATCCTTCTTGCGATCCGGGAAAGGAGCACCTGTTCCTCAGTAAGCGGCACGCCTTTAAATATGCCGTTGTCACCACATCGGATCTTCCCCTCCTGGTTCTTTGCCAGATGATCGTCCTGCTTCACCGAGTGATAATTCAACACGATACCCTCTCCAGCGATCCTGTGTACTGCCTTCTCGATATCCTTTGCAGGTATCGATACCGACGTTTCTGCAATCACATGGCAGATCCCGTGACCGATCAACACCTCCACAGCGATCCGTGGGCTCTGTTCTTTCTTGTAAGCTAGATCCACAATCGCTCCTGCGACCCGATCCGCAATCTTATCCGGGTGCGACGGGTTTACTTTTTCTATCATGCCATCCCCTTTCTGCTCCGTAGGAGCCTCTCCATTACATCGTCCTGTGGCGTACTTCCGGAAAACTCTGAAGAGCAGTTTTCCTTCACGATTTGGAAGATCTGATACCAGATTTGATTGACCTGTTTCATAAACTGCTGGCTCATCGCTACATAGGGTGATGCACACGCAGCGCCAGTTGTCGGATGCTTACTAAGGAAACCGTACTCGGAGATTGCCTCCTCACATTGGATCCAGCGCGATACGCTCATGGCATACTGCTCGAGCAGCTGCTTGCTCACCAGTCTCTCGCAGCCGCGCTCCTTAAGCCAAAGCCATGTCTCTCTGTATATTTTCTCCGCCTCAAGTGCTCCACCGTTTCTCTGACGAGCTTTCAAATATTCACCCGGCTCCGGCATCTCTTCTCCGTCCAGCTGCGTCCCTTCCGGAAGATCCATCACCAGCATCGGTCTGTGCCCTGGATTTCCTGCAGCCAGTTTTTCTGCGAGCGCTTTCGGTTTTCTTCCCTGGCCCACTCGCGGGCCTCCTCTGGCTGTTCCATCCTTCGCCATTTGTCACCTCTTCATTACTCTGGGGCTATACCCCGTTTGTTTTCGCGATTTTTGCGCGTTTGACCCCGCCGCCGTTTCCCGGAGACTTTAGTGTAGAGAAGTGACCCGCCCCTGGGGATCACTTCCGTTCTTTCTTTCCATAGCCATATTCTTTTCCACCATGCCATCGGTCTCCTCGCTTTGCATGAATTCTACTGTGGCAGCTCTTGCAAAGAGAGATCAGGTTGTCCCTGTCATTGGTGCCGCCTTCAGCGAGCGGTAGGATGTGGTGGACCTCCTCCACCGGAACCAGGACCCCTTTCTGGAAGCAGAGCTCACAGAAGGGATGCTTCTTCACATAAGCAGCGCGGATAATCTTCCAGTTCTTACCGTAACGCCTTTTTGTCGTCGCTCGATCGCGACCGAACTTCTCATACTGCGCGTCTCTTTCCTTCTGGTGCTTCTCACAGTACCGGCCGTATGTCAGCCGTGGACACCCTGGATACGCACAGGGTTTCTTTGGTTTGTGTGGCATAGTTGCCTCCTCTCGGACATAACAAAAGCCCCGGAAAAATCCGAGGCAATCGATGCTTACAAGTATCTTATGAATTTTGTAACTGTTTACAGTTCAACAAAGGCCATCTCTCTGGCAGCTTCCTTTTCTGCTGCTCGGCGCGCCTGGTTCTTTTCCATTGCCGCTTCCGCCTGGTCTTTTGTTCTGAAGGCGGTGTGTCCTTTCAGATTCTGCAGGAGTACTTTCCGCGCCACCCTGTAATCGTCGCCTTTCATGCCGAGCCTCATGAGCCAGACACGGAAGGTGTATTTCTCGTTTGTTTCCTTGCACTTTACCGGGCTCACCCTCACCTGCTCGCTCACCATCCTGCCTATGAGTTCTGTCAGCTGCATGAATGCCTGTAGCCTGTCTGGATCTGCTGTGCGGGGAAAATGAAGACTGATCTTTCCATCCTCAAAGGAAAGCCCTTTAAGCGATCCTTTACCTGCATCGGCTATCGCCTGCAAGAACTCCTCCGCGGTAAGCGTCGATCTTCCTTCCAGAGCTGTGATCAGTTCTTCGGATACTCTATAAAATCCAGGCTTACCAACAGCCCTTCCCAGCAATGCGCTTTTGGAGTGTAGCATGTATACCAGGTTCCTTAGGCTCCTGCCATCGCGGCCTTCCATCGGAAGGGATATCGTTGTCTCTGAAATATCCGTTCCCGGGTCTGCAATGACGCCCTTTGCAACAAGGGATGCGATCACATCCGGGTCCATCTCTTCTGCCGTAATATCGCCGCTCCTGTCCACGGTGTATGGCCCTACCGAGTATCCAAAACTCGGTGCTCCAAGGTAAACGGCGCCAGACCCTGTTACCTCCTCCAAGGCTTTAACTGTCTTTTTCCTGTCACTAATCAAGCTCGCAATCGTCATGGTATGCGCTCCTTTCATTTTTGTATTACTTAGGCGTTTGCGAAACGCCAGAAGCCGCATAGTTACGGCATTCTTTTAGTTACAAAATAAAACAACTCCTCACTGACTCATGGTAAAATTGAG